AACCTTCCCTTTGGGAACGTCGTGTATTCCCCAATGAAATCCATGTGATGCCTTTGGCACCAGAAACGTCCTTCTTCAAAGATTGGTTGTAAGACGGTAAGAATGCGTGATTCCTTACGGCGTGTGATAGTTCCGTCAGGACCTTCGACCTCGCCCTTGAGTGGGACTATCTTTAGATAACGATTCGCTTGTCGATTGCGATAGTCGATATGATAAGCAACAAACCGCTGCGCGGCAACCGTTTCAACGCCAAGTTTACGAATGTTCCACTTATCGGCAAACTCGTAAATCTTACCGAAGTAATCGTCGTAAGGCGCAGCATTTGCCCAACAATCTAGCAAGTAATAATGATCGTCGTCGCTTAATCCCAAAACGACCACGGAGTGACGGCAACGCCCCAAACCAGCGTTGCCGGCGTGCGCTGGATCAGTGACTTCTGCTAAACCAAGGTGTGTGATTTCGATGTCTCTACGGATGGTACCATCGTAAACTTCGTGTTCGACAATGAGGCGGCCGTCAAGTTTCTTGTGAAGCTTAAAATGGCGAAGCCATTCCGGATGAAACGCGGCATTCTCAGGGGCGGCAGGATTGTTAAGGTACTGGCAACTGAAATTGTAGTTACCAAGCTTCCGTCGGTATTTATCAAGCTTCTCAACGGAGAATAATTCAGGGAAAATTGGGGTATCCGGAGGGTGTTCTGGGCAACAGCCGCCCAAGGCGCTGTGTGAGCTTATCCTGAACCAAGGTTCGTGTTCACGAATATGTGTGTTAAGATCGTGGTAAGACCATCGGTTTCCGACAACGAGTTCGTCATTCTCGTGGATTGCGTCTTGTGACTCAAAGGCACCGACAATAAGTCTATGGTAATCAACAGTCTTATCCATCACAGACTGCGACTCTACCGCGTGGCGTCCAACCAAGTCATCCTCAATAGCGCGTATATAGTGCCTACTTTGCAGGGCGGAGCCCACGCCGATGAAATCGAATGTTCCTTCGCCATGCGAAGCTCCACCCTGTGGTCGACGGCAATGCAAACTGAAGTTGGTCCAGGTCTCAGAGGCCGTAGGAAGTGTTTCAGGGAAAAGGGCCCGATAAACGGAGTTCGACTCAAAATGGCGGCGCGTCCTGGAGCCGAGCATCGCTGCGTTGGTGATTGTCTCACTAACGAGGAGAGTTCGCGTTACCGGATCATGGACGCGCCGCATGAAGGCAAGGAACTCCGCGGAGTAACCAAGTTTACTTAGTAAGTCGGCGTCGGAATTGCCAAAGGGCAAAGCCCACCACATAGGTAATGCTTCGGAGCAGATCGTGGATTTTAGATGATCACGGGGAAGTTCATATAAATCCTTCAGATGTGAACACTCAAAGGAAAGACAAACTGGAAGGTGGAGACGAGGAGTCAATTGGTTACGACGCAACGCGACCTTTGTGAAGTAGTACAAACTACCAAAAGAATTTATTCTATGCGTCAGCAGCTTCGCTTCGGCAGAAGACGAAGGTTCAATGGGAATTATTCTAAAGCGTTCTGCTAACGTATCTGCCATTTTGTTTTATGGTAGGAGTCAGGATGCACGGCCCGACCCCTATTTCGCCCCCGTACAGGCTCATTCTGTACCATCTGCAGTAGTACAGAGTTAGTTCGGTTTACCGCTAGGTCCTATCGGCCCTGCAATTACTTCAGCTACAATAGCATCCGCTTCGCGGCCAAGGTTTGCGAGTAACTCACCCGGAACGTGTGGAGAATCCGGCGACAGACGAATCGCGTCTTTTACAAAGACCCTCTTCGGATCTCTGTCGAGAATTTCCTTGGCTGCTTCAAGCCTTGCTTTTAAATCACGTTTCTGTAAGACTCCGTCCACGAGTGCCCTCATTGCCGCAGGAACCGCTACCGCGAAGTGTGCCCGAAGCGCATCGGTTCGACTTGCGAGAATGCCGTCGAGCTTTGAAATTACGCCAGTAAACTCCGCCTCTTCTTCAAGTTTATACTCCGGCAGTGCTGCTATTCTACTAAGACAGCTTTGCGTTAAGCCAAGTCCCCGCATGATTTGTTGGTCTTTGATTCCTTGGCAACGCAAGCGTGCTATCTGTGCAATTTTCAGACGAACTTTCGTGTGGAATTTGAACTTTGGAACCAATTCAGAATCCTCAAAGCTCGGCTAGATAAACTACTGGTTACGTAGTAAGTGTCTCATTGAAGCGGGCTTTGTGTCAAGGAAACTTTTTTTGTAAGTTCAATTGAATCAATCGTTTACGACTTGACAGTGAATGCTTTATACAAGTAAAATATCAAGTGATGCTCTGCCCACTCTGCGAAGGCTCTGGCGAACTGCACTCAAGCCAAACAGTAACTCCGAAAGAGGCCGGCTTTATTCTAAAATTGAACATGCCTTCTATCTACCAATATATAAGACGTGGAAAACTGTATGCAGAGCGTCTTAGTTCCAACGGTCGCCTTACGATTACCAAAGCTTCGCTTATGGAATTCATGAACCTTCGGAAACGAAGTGCGAAGCAAAAAGTATCAACGAAGTTAACACTTTCGCAAGGAGCGTAGACGTGCGTAACTTACTTTGTACCGCCGCGGTGCTTATGGCAGTAGCTATTGCCGTAGGCGCCATCGACGAGGAGACAAAAGACATGAAACCCATCCAACTCACTAGTGAGGAAAAAATCACCGCTGAAGCCCTCGCACTAAGAGTGCGTACCGCTGAGCAAGAACTTGCCTTATTGGAACAACGTCACGCAGTTGTTTTACAACAACTCCCGTTTCTCCGTCAGGCGCGCGATGGCTACGCCACTAAAGTCCTTGAAGCACATAAGGCTCCCAAAGGCAGCACAATAAACTGGACCGACGGAGTTATTATTCCTCCAACGCCAGAGGCAAAGCCTCCAAAAACGGAGCCCGCGAGCGCGAAGAAAGATGAATCCAAAACGAAGTAACAAAATTATTTTCATCGACGGAATCCCACGCGGAATTTACTTCGCAGAAAAGCGCCAGCGCCGGCGTCTAGCCTTTCGCCGCTTCTTTCTTAAATACCTCTTCTACCCCTTTTTACTTTTCCTCTCCATAACACTCTCCTTATTACTCGTCCGGCTTTGCCAAAGATACTTCTGATTCTGCCAAAGGTACCCGTAGAGACTCTGATTTTTTACTGGAAAAATTGTTTGGAGGGCCAATAGGGTTAAGGTTTAGATTGTAGGTTTAGGGCCTACGTCTGCCAGTACCTTCGCAGTCAATGGCGAAGTAGTAAATAGTACACTACTAGTGTAGGGCCGAAGTCTCAAGCTGCTGCGCAGTGTGCGAGTACCACCGTAGCACACACCAATGCAAAGCGGACGGCTCACTTTGACAATTCGACTAGTCCAGCTACGCTCTGCGGGTCTGTCTACAGACCCAAAAGGGGGACGACATGACAGTAGCAGAGCTAATCAAGCGATTGCAGTGCTATGACCCATTCCGGCTTGTAGAAGTCTGCGAAGCATCGGGCGACGCCGATTTCCGCATTACGGACGTTTGCGACGTGGAGTCAAGCGTGACGATATGGGTCGAAAACGTTAACGTCGAGTGCTAACGCAACAAGCGCGTCGCAGACAGACGCGCAGAGCGTAGCTAAGCTGATCGCTAGTCTCCCGTATGGGCGGGCGCGTGCGCAAGCGCGAATCTAAACGCAAGCTCAAACGGGGGATGACATGACTGAAGTACTTAAAAGTAACGGGTCCATTGAACTCACGGGCAAAAGCGCTGATGCATTGCATGAGTACTGCGACATTGCACTAGACGAAACGGGTAAGCCCGCGAATCCTGCAATCGTTGCAAACCTCGCGCTTCGCAAGGGCCTGAAAGCAAACGCAAGTTACCTCAAGACGATGACACGAAACGGGCTCGCTGACACGCTGCGCAGGTTGCGTGTCAACGGGGCCGGCGAAGACGTTTGCAACCGGGCACAGGACCTCTGCTTTGAGAAAATGGACCGACTGGACGCCTACATCAAGTCCGTTGAATAACGGGTGTCCAATGCGCCGACAAGTCTCAGAGACTTCGCCCGCGCATACGGGGGATTAGCGAAGCTAACGCTTAAACGAAAGGGGGACGTATGATTTACGTGGTTAGTGGTGCGTTCAAAGTAGAAGTAGAAGCCGATTCCTTGACGGAAGCGATACGTTTCGCAAAGACTATTGCTCTCCGCCATGCCGCTCTGGACTTTTGGGCGGAGCCTCTTTACCAAGAATTTGACGCGGATCGGCACACAACACCAACCGGCGACGCAACATCAGAAGAGTTAGCGGCGCCAATCTAAACTTCAAAGAAAGGGGGATGTGAAACATGCCGAGATTCGATTCAAACGAATCTCGCCTAAGCCGTACTATCGACCGCTCACGCGGGCGCGACATAGAATCCATGTTCCGGGTTCTGAAACCCCGTTTTCCGGGTCACGGCGAAGAAAGAAAGGAACCCGAAACCCTCGCGGATCGGAGAGTGCGAAACGGCGAGATCGTGAGCGATAAGCTTTTACTCGCAAAGTACATGTGTGTACACGGAGTGCCGTACGTTTTCAACGGTACAAAGTATGGATGTAAACGGTGTAATCCACGTTCGTGAACGCCAACGAAAAGCTTGTGGAAGCGTACTGTGTATAGAGACGAAAAGAGCGTAAACATAAAGTTCTCCGCGTTGCAAACAAAGGACTTACGCTTCTGTACGCTCTTGTACGCTCTTGTATTTCTATACAGTTTACTCTTCCACGTTCCACAGGGTGTATGCTCTAGTCTCGCTGCGTGTTATAACTCACTTCGCTGTCTCTGTTTTGGCATTCTTGGTTCTGGGTTCAATCGATCATCCATTTATATAATATATATTTTTTACCAAAGGGAGGATACAGCCATAGCCAAAAGACAGAGCTTCGCGCTATACGCGCAGCGTTACTCGCTAAGTATAGCGTGGAACGTGGAAGCGTGGTGTCAGGAGATAGAGACACGCGGGTGTTAGTATACAAGTATTCAAGTCATTGAAAACAAAGGGCTTTTAGCCCTTGACAAGCTCTATACTAT